CATCACTCATGTGTTCTTCTCCTTGAGTTTGGCTTCAATGGCTTTGGCAAAGTGAATGTCCGTGTGCTGATGAGAAGCCGCACACTCAGCCACAATCAAAACAATCTCATCATCCGTCAGCCCTACCCATGTGCGCTGTGCCAACTTGCAATCAGGATGATGGTTAGTCCAAACGCAATGTGAATCGCAGAACTTCTCCCAAGGCTCATCCTTTGCTTCTAGTGAGGCTTTAATTCCGTTGATGGCTTGTTGGGCACGATACGAACCACCCAATCGCCATACGGCAACATCACCCCCACCTTCACCAGTCCACTTGTCAGGAATGCCGAATAGTTTTTCCAACGCCTGCAATGCAAGGCGTAATGCTTCTGTCTGCATCATTTTCTTGCGGGGCAATCCCGTCCTTGGTTACAGTTCCCATGGCAGGGAGGGCATTTCTTCAGTTGGCGCACATAAGTGGCAAAGCTTTCAGCGGTGGTTCCAAAGGCTTTCATCTTGTCAAACTCCTTTGCGACTTCTTCGAGGGTGTCATTTCTAGTCTGGTTATCAGTCATACAAAATCCTTAACAAATAAACCACAAGCGCCCAAAAGGCGGCTAAAAAAACAACAATTAATTTCCAAGCTCTTTTCATGGCTCGTAGTTCACAACTTCCCACTCACGTTGGGTTTTAATGGCCTCCATACCTTGGGCTTCGAGTTCTGAAAACTGCTCTTCAGTCATCAAACCCATGATGTCCATGCCATTGAATGTGACCATGTCAATGTTTTCAGCCCAAGATGTGTACTTGTCTGCCTCAAAAGACATGGTGACGTTGACTTCTACGCTACCTGCACCTGTTTTGGCTTGGAATTCGATTGTGTGCATTACTTTCTCCTTGTTGATGTATTTACTGTATCTTGAATTCTTGAATATTTGTATTAGGACTTTCCCTTAGTCCAAATCCTCTTTGACCATGACCTCGACCATACCAACAGTCCCATAGACTTTGGTTATATGCAGGGTAAGAACCTGCGTGTCATCCTTGTAGACAATCTCATTCATGGCATCTAGGAAGCATTTCGCAACATTGTCGATGTCTGGCTTCTTAATTGGCCTCTCAAAACCGCTTAAACAGGCTTCTGTGCGTTTTTTGGAGTATGAGGAAGGGATTGGTACTGTGATGTAGATTGCGACTGTTACAGGCGTTTCTAAGAGTTCGTTGCTTCCCATGGCTTTTCGGGCAGCGTCTTTGATCAGGTCCTCATAATCTCGGGTTTTGGTGGGTGTGTAGGTGGATACAAAGTTACCCCGCCTTGCAAACTTTGGGCGACCTTTGCCGACAGGGTTACCTTCGACAAGGTATGTGACCATGAATGTCATTCGAGTGTTCCTTCTTTCATTTGTGCCATGTAAGCCCTAATTCTGTCTCTAGCGCCTCTGCCGTAGATTCGTTCTGCCCTTTCCAGTCTGGCACGAATTAAATCTCGGTTTTGGCTGTGTTCCCAGTTGTGAAAGAGTTCTCTGGCCTCGGCTTGCTCCAAAGTAACTCTATCGCTTGGGTTTTCAATGTTCTTTCGGCTGTAGGTCACCAGTCAACTCCAAGGCCATGCGGATAATTTTGATTGGGTAAGGCACTCCGTCTTTAACCTTGTCCAAGATTCTCATTGCGTCTTTGTGGGTCATGCTTTGCCTTTTATTTTTAAAAAAATCTTTATTCCAAAAATAATATAAAAAAATGCAACTGCAATTTCAGGCATCCACATTTGAATAAACTCAATCATGCTTTTCTCCTGTAAGCATTAAGAATTGCTCGTTCTTCAGGTGTCGGAGGCCGAGTAACTTTTGCATCTGCCTTAATTTTCTCAAGAGCAGGGTCTGGCTCATTTGATGGTGGAACTGTGAGCTTCACAATGTCTGCAGGGTTTTGCTTTGGTGCATTGGTGTTCCTAACCCAATTACGCCACGTTGCATCCCAATCAAGTTTCACACCCTTTTGACCAGGTTGAGCAACCCAATAATCTTTAAATTGCTCAAATGTTCTTTGTGGCTGAAGGTCAGGTCTTTCCTGTTTGCAAAACAAAAGCCATTCACCTGTAAAAAGTAAATCCTTAGAGAGGCGTGAGCCGACCTTTCTATTCTTCTGTTTCTTGTCTGTATCTGTTTCTGTATCTATAGCGTTACTTGGGCGTTCCTGTAACGTTTCAGTAGCGTTACTTGCCTGTTTCTTTTTCTGCCGATGCTTTGCAACCCGCATGGTGCTTGAGTCTGATACAAATTGACGTTTATCCCAGTTCAACAAATTCCACTGCTTATCAATAAATTTCTTACTGATAAACAATAGTTTTGTTTCTTCTAGTTCTTTGTCTGATAAACGCAATTGAAACGCTATCTCTGTTTCTTGTAACGTTTCAAGTGTCTCGCTACATCTAAGGCAAAGTAGCATGACATAACGTCTTTGCATTGCCTCTGAAAGCATTTGAACTTTAGGGTCGTGTGCGAACTCTGAATAGAGCCGAAACCATGGGTTAGCCATAATGTGTGCCGCTTTTTAAAACACCCTTAAAGGAATTGCCAGCAGGAGAAGGGGTAACTCTTTTCGCTCGGGTAATTAGTCCGAACTAGCTGGATTCCATAATACATTATTTAGGTCCACGTTTCAAGCTTCTCATTTTGGACGTTGAATGTCCAATATGAAAGAAGCCACAAGCGGGGCATTTGTATATCTGAAAAGAATTATCTCTTTTTTTGCTAATAGTTGATTCAGCAATAGAGAATGTAGGGAAAGGATGTTTTCCAACACACTGTACCTCTGGGTTGTACCTGTCTGTTGTTTTCATTATTCCCTTGCTTTCATCATTGCGTCTGCCATCTTGTAGGCCATCATTGAAACAGCCGTGTAACCGCCTTGTTCTAGACTGCCTGATCCTTTGCCCTCAACCATTGATTGCATAGCTTTAGCCGCAAAGTAATCACGCAAAGTCATGCCCTGTGTCAAATTACGTTCTGTTGGAAATGCTGGTTCATTTTTATTAGTCATTGGTACATTCCTGAAATGTTAATTGGGCGTTCCACATGGATTTCCAAAGCTCTAGCTATCAACCCCACCATGGCAGCATCTCTGTCACCCTCGTGATGGTTGTAAGTTATAACTAAGTTATAGGCGTAAGCTAGGAGAGCTTCAGCGCAGTCTTGTTCAGATTGTTCGATGTTCATACCAATAGCCTATCAAAAATAAATCTGTTGTCTATTAGGGTTTGTCCTAATACTTTTATTTAAACAATCATGGCACATTACAGGTTCTTTAAGGAGAAAGTAATGGCAACACTAGACGGCAGAAAAGTAATAGACATCGAAGTTGATGGTGTCGATAGTAGGGATTATCCCGATTTCAGCGATGCGTATTTCAGTTACGCTTGCTACGAGGATGGAACACCACTCACTGAGCAGGAACTAGACAAACTAGCCGATCAGAATGGCGACATCCTTCACGAGAAAGCATTTGATTCACTTCACTAAGGAGAAAGTAACATGAACACAGTAGCCCTAAAATATGTCCGTAACCTGTTTCAGACATACCAAGCCCCACCACAAACAATTCGCAGCTACCAACGTCAATGGGTTCGCTCTGTGCGATACCTTGGCGATAACTGGTTGCTTGCCAAGAAAATCCAACGATTCGATGCTCAAAAATCTAATTGAACGGCAAGGTGATATCGTGAACAACTACATCATCGAATACAAAGAGCAATACGCTCACGAGCAATACTGCCCATACTGCGTCACTCCAAAGGGCAAAAAGTTTGTCTGCTGCGGTGAAATGGATTGGGTAGATTTCAAAGACCTTGATGACGATACCCAGTTAGAAATCATCAAAGAAGAATACGACAACGCTTTTAAAAACCACAAGGTATAACATGACAGTAACTGATTTACTCAAGCTCAATGTAAACGAGCATACAGAGAAGAAAGGTAACCTTACCTATCTCTCATGGGCATGGGCATGGGCAGAAGCTCTCAAAGCCGATCCACAGGCACACTTCCAAGTACATATATTTGGAGAAAAGTGTTATATCGACATTAATGGCACTTACATGGTTTGGGTGACAGTGACTTTGTTTGGCAAACCAATGACCTGCCAACTGCCTGTTATGGACAACCGCAACAAGGCTATTCAACACCCTGATGCGTTTGCTGTTAACACTGCCATCATGCGGTGCATGACCAAAGCTTTGAGCCTCCATGGCCTTGGTTTATACATTTATGCGGGTGAAGACCTGCCAGAGTTTGATACAAGTTTGGTGGACGCAATTGTTGCTGCCATCAGAGAGAGATACGATGCTGGCGATGAAGTCGGTGCGTATGGCGAATGGGAATCCGTCACGGATAACGAAGTTCGCATTAGGGTTTGGGATACGCTCAAGCCTGAAAGTAAGTTACGGGCAAGTCTTAAAGCCCAAAAAGAGAAATTAAAGGAAAGTAAATGAAACGCTTAGACGCAATTGCAGTAGTTGGTGAATACAAAGACCCAAAGACTGGTGACCTAAAAAAACGATTTGCTAAATGCGGGTCAGTGTTTATTAATGATGAGGGTGCAATCTCATTCAAGATGGACGCAGTACCTGTGGCAGGTTGGGATGGCTGGATTAATGCCAAAGAACCCTACGATGGAGAGAAGCCCGCCCGTCAAAGTTCTGCCCCTACCCGTAAAAGTTCAAGCCCTAGTGGATTTGATGACATGGATGACGACATCCCATTTTAAGGAACTAACATGAAAAAATTTGTAATTGGTATTTATCTAGCAACAGTTGCATCAATGGTTTGGGCTTCATGCACAACCCATACATATATGTAC